CTAAATAGAAACCAAGTAAATGCTTCCATTTCATCTTTTAGATCTTTTTGAAATCCAAAGTTAAGTTGATTTTTAATTGTAGTAACTGATTCTAATATTTGTCTTTGATTATCCACATTATATTCTTGTGTTGGTTCTGGTACATATGCTGTAATTTTTGCCATTATCTTCTTCCTCCTGCTTCAATATCTAGTCTTAAAGTTCCATATCTCCAGTTACTATCTACTGCATCATTTGCTATTTTTAAACTCACCTGTCTTCCTCTAACTCTAGTATCTACTTTATCAGTTGATGAAGTAATAGTAAAGGGGCCTGTAATAGAAGGTGGTGTTGTTGAAGGTGTTGAATCAGAATCCGCTGGATAATCTCTAAAAAATAAAGTAACTATTGCATCTCCTTCTAAGTTTTTAAAGTCCGGTATAAATCTTTTAACTCGCATAATTAATTGACCATCTCCACCCAAACCTTGTTCAGATATATCATAATCTCCTGATCTAACATAAGCGGCAATCGCAGTTTCAACTCCATTAATATCAACCTCATTAACCCCTGTTTCATGTGACCAATATTTAGAAGAACCTACAGCATTTGTTACACCATTAATAGTTGGAAATGTTGGAGTACCCGTTGCATTATATTGAGTTGCATAAGGTAAATCATAAGTAATTGAATCTTGATAACTTGTTCTAGCTAAGGATCCAACGGCCCAAGTATTCTCAACAAAGTTATATACAACATTTCTATCTACTTGAGCAGAACCATATTTTGCATAATTCCAACCAACTTCATTATATAATGAATTGTGATATGCATAAGAAATTTGATTTGCATCATAATTAATTCCTAAATTATCTCCATCTGTTGTAAATACAAAATCTTCAACTAAAGAAGGTATTTGTTTTACCGTACCATCAAATGCAAAGAAACCTCCTCCAAAGCCCATCCAGAACACGGCACCTTGAGCAAATATCATAGCATGTTGGCCTAGACATCCACAGTTTGTACCCACTTGTCTAATAGAGAATGTGAATGGTGGACCTACAAATTGTATAGTGTAAGCTGCTTGATCCGTTAATACTAAAAGATAATCTTTTCCTTGTATAGCTCCTATAATTGTGTTTCCAGTATCTAATCTGAATGTACCTGCCGTATTAGTTACTTTTGGAGTCCATGTACTAATATCTTCTTGATTTGAAAATCTTATAAGCATTGGATCAAAGGTTGCAGTATTTCCAATTGTAGCTTCAGTTCCCATTGCAAATAAATGTCTATCGCGATCAGACACAATTGTCATAATAGATTTTGTAGGCGCTCCACTTACAACAGTTGCTCTTACAGTAAGACTAGCTGCAACAGATGGATCCCAAGTATAAGTTTTTCCGTTCTTGACTGTAGCAACAAGTATCTGGCCAAAGTTATCGAGCGACCAGGAACCAGGATCTAAACTAACAGTAGTTACAGAAGACTCTTCACCCCAATCTTGCCAAGATGTTGCATTAGTCACAGTTGCTGCTGTTAAATGTGAAGCCGCAGTTGTACCATTAGCACCTCTTGTACATCCTAAAAATTGTGTTGCACTTTTACTTGTATAAGTAATTAATTCAGTATCAATATCTATTCTTCCAGATGCCGGAAATGCTGCAGCTGAAGTAACTGTAATAGTTGTCACAGAATTATTGATTGCTCCATTTAATGTAGTTGCTACACTTGGAATAACTACTCCACCAAATAATCCAGTTCCCCATCCATAAGCAGGTGTTTGAAATGTAGGACCAATAAATACATAAGGAGTCATTGTCAAAGTTCCTCCAGCAGTCACACCTGTTCCAGTTTCAGCACTTGCCATTGTAACTGTAAAAGTATTTGCTGTTGGTGTTGAAATTACTTGAAATGTATTTGTTGTAAAACTTGCTGATGTAAAACTTGTTGTAGGTGAGCCTGGAGTTGTAACACTTGTAAATATTATATAATCACCAGCAGTTAAAGAATGTGCTGTTAAATTAATTGTAACGGTTGTAGAAGATGTTGTAGAAGTATAAGTTGCTCCAGTTAAAGCTGTACCAAGTGGTGTAATATCAAAAAATTGACCTTCATAATAAATAACTAATAATTTAGATGATCCTAAAGCTGCATATTTTTTACCATCTAAGGCTGTCCATGTATGCTGGTCTCTAACAGGACCTGCTAATGTATATTGATTTAATTGTTGCCAACCACCTATTTTTTGTGGTTCTCCATACCTAAATCTAACATTATCACCATCAATCCATTGCCCTTCGGCTCCGGTTGCAGTTTGTTGTTTATTAATTCCTGGCTTAAATTGTATCTTCTGTAAAGGCATAAGTATCCTTTATATACTAAAAAAAGAAGAATTATACTATTTTTTAAACCAAGAAGGAAGTCCTAAATGTGGTCTTCTGTCGTATATATTTTCTTTAGACCCTTTAGTTTCTATATTATTGTAATGTAAAAATACTTGACCACAATCATCAAAGGATAATTTATCTCTCCAGTGTTCTAATTCATTTCCACGATATACTAACATATCACCAGGTTCTAACATTACTTTAACACCTTTTGATTTTGATGCTTTATACTTACCTGTTTTTTCATCAACACCACCTAATGATGCATCTGGTTCTAAATATATTGGCCAACAACCACCACCTAAGTGCATAGTTGTAGAAATCTCACACGAAAATCTATCTTTGTGTTTATGTAAGACATCTCCTTTTTTATAAATCCTAGCATAAGAATAATTTGGGTTTAATTTAAGAGATGTCTGTTTTTCCATTACTGGAAGTAATTTGACAAGTAATGTTTCCATTACAATGTCAGAATAATGTGAATATGTTTCTGGAACTTGAGCATCATTCCATACACCAAAGTATTCAGTAAATTGTGAAATATATTTATTATCAAACATAGTTCTTGCAACTTTTTTCTTCATCATGAAATAATCATAACAAAACTTTGCAAGATCTTCTGATATTGCTTCTTTAATAATTACGTATTTATCTTTTTTAAAACTCATTTTTTCTCCTTTACTGTATTTCTAACAGTATCTGTTATCATTTTTCTTACAGCTTGTAAATTGAAATGTATGAATCTAAATGGTTCTACACCATCATCAACCACATATTGATGTTCCATATAAGCTGGGAAAAATATCATAGTACCTGGTTTTGGTTTGTAATGAATTTGATGTGTTCCAAGTGTAATTTCAGTTTCATTTTTTAATGGTAATTGTGTCATTAATTTTGCTGGTCTTGGATCGTGAAATACGGGCATTGAAGTTTTATCTGAACATTTTAAAAAATAAAAACCAGAAATGTGATTATCATAATGTATATGACCTTCATGATGTCCACCACCTTTGTCTCCAAATTCTTGTACCCAAAATTCCGTCCAAAATAACTCATAATTTTTTAAGTCATATCCCATATGATCTAAAACATTCCATGAAGTTGAACCAATATATTCTTGTAATTCTTTTAAAGCAGGATCACCAACAAGAGATGTTGAATGATAACTCATTCCATGATCACCTATTTTTTTACCCAATTTCTTTTCTCGTTCTTTAATGGATTTAATATTTTTTTTTCTAGCGTCTTTTATATATTTATCACAAACTTTATTTGTATCATCTACCCATTCTGGAATTTCAATAGAGTATAAAGGTGAACTAAAATAAATTGAAGAAGTTAATTGATCTGTTTTTGCCATTATCTAAATGGATATCCAAGGTTCCAAATCACCAATGAATATCTTGTTCCTTTCGTTACTGGTTTAACTCTATGCCAAACGTGTGATGGAAAAACTACAATAGATCCACGTGCTGCTATTTCTGCACATTTTCTAATTGTTGGTTTATCTGGATCCATATTTCTAAAATCAAATTCTAATTCGCCACCTTCATAATCTTTTGGATCAGATAATGAACATGTTACTGATAATTTTCTAATTTTACCAAATGAATCTTTATTATCTTGATTTGCATAAGGAGCATCCCAAGAATCACAATGCCAATCATAAAATTGATTTAATTTATATTTTGTAAATTGACAGGACTCTGAAAAATCCCAATCAAAATTCCATCCAGCTAATTTATTTGCTTGATGAATGAAAGGTTGAATTTCTTTATAAATCCAACGATCATTTAACCAAACAACATTTGAATCTCTTTTCTTTTTTAAATCTACTATATCTTCTTCTTTTAAATCTTTACCTTCTTGAATTTTAATAGTTTGACCACCTGTAAGTGCTAATTGTTCTTGTTGTGATGTACCGTATTTAATTAACTCATCACAAAATCTAGGTGTGAGCGCACTTTGAAAATAGTAGTAATAATTCTGTAGATTCATTCTAATAACTGTATACTAATTTCTATAGTATTTGTAAAGGTAGAGTATTATTTAACTTAATTCCCTGTAGCAATCCAAGATGAAGTTTGAGGTGACCAAGTAAATGTATTGTTTTGATCATCTTTACCAATCCATCTTAAATTAGATTCATCCCAAGTAATAAAGTATTTAACGTTATCTCCATAAGTTGTAACTGATGGATATGCAACTGGGGCTTGCCAGTCGTCATTAGAATCTAGCGACCAAGATGCGAATGGTTGTGGTGCAATAAATTTATTTTTTGTGGAATCAAATGTATAACCAATTCCAGCATATTGTTTTCTAAAATTATTATTATAAGAAGTTTGAACCCATTTTACACCATTTTCTGAAAATGGAGTATATGTTCCAAAATAATTAGCAGCTTCTTCAGATAGTTCTCCTCCGTGAGTAGCAATATCTTGATTACAAGCTGTTAATACTCTTATAACTTTATTATTTATATCTAGTTCTGCGTAATGTGCCATATTTTTTAATTCCTATTTGTTATTATAATACAATATTTCATAAAAATAAAGAATATAAATTATTAGCTAACAGTAAGTGTTCCAGGCACTGTGAAATTAGCTACTTTACATCCTCCAGCGGGTGCCGGTAATGTTGTAACTGTGTTTGTTCCTGGTGCTGCTGAAATAGAAGCTGATCCAGGTGCTCTAACAATAACTATACCTGAACCTCCTGATCCAGTTCCTGTATCATTCCAAGATCCTCCACCTCCACCACCTGTGTTGGCTGTTCCACTTCCTGCTCCAGTTCCTAATTGTCCTCCAGGACCTCCACCACCTGTTCCTCCAGGTGCTACACCACCATTATTAGCTCCACCTCCTCCTCCAGCATAATTAACTGCTGAACCAGAGATTGAGTTAGGACTTCCTGATCCACCATATCCAGATCCTGCAGGAGCAGATCCAGGTCCTCCGGGTTGAGAAGCTCCACCACCTCCAGCTCCAGCAAATCCTGGTCCACCATTTTGTGCACTTCCTCCTGGGTTTCCTTGAGGAGGACTTACAGGAGGTGTATTACCTGTTCCTCCAGTAAGAGGAGATGTGGCATTTCCTGCTCCTCCTCCAGATCCTCCAGGAACTCCATTTGTTAATGAATTTCCTCTACCACCTCCTCCGCCTCCAGCAGATGTAATTGTTGAGAATACTGAATCTGAACCACTACCACCTGAAGCACTAGGAATCACTGCTCCTCCTGCTCCAACTGTTATTGGATAAGCTCCAGCTGTTAATGTTAATTTTGTTCCGCCAGGGAATGAAGTTCTATAACCTCCTGCTCCTCCACCTCCACCATTATCTGGAGATCCACCACCTGCTCCTCCTCCTGCTACTACTAAATAATCTACAAAAGTTCTTGCTGCTCCTTTTGTCACTGATAAAGTTCCTGGAACTGTAAAATTAGCTACATCCTGACCGCAAGGTTGTGTTGTAACTGTGTTTGTTCCTGGGCTTGCAGTTAAATAATCTGTTCCACTTTTTGCTCTTATAATAACTATACCCGATCCGCCGGCAGCTCCTGGAGCAGATTGTGAACCTCCACCTCCTCCTCCGCCTGTATTAACTGTTCCTGTTGTTGCTTCTGGTCCACCTGGATTTCTTCCTCCAGTTCCTCCACCTCCAGCACCACCTGTTCCAGCTGTTAAACTTGCATTAGTTCCACCACCTCCTCCACCTGCATAAGTTACTGGACTTCCTGAAATTGAATTTGCTGAACCTGCTCCTCCTGGACCAGCTCCTGGTGAAGTGGCATTAGTTCCCGCTGCACTTGCTCCACCTCCTCCTCCTCCAACTGATCTATTAACATATCCATCAAATCCATCACCACCTGGATTTCCTTGTGGTGGACTTGTTGGTGGTGAATTACCTGTTCCTTTATTTGGTGGTGATGCTGCTCCACCAGTTGGACCTCCTCCAGATCCCCCACCTCCTGATCCTCCGGAACCAGCATCAAAGGCATTAACATTTCCACCTCTTCCACCTCCTGCACTTGTAATTGTTGAAAATATAGATGGATTTCCTGAAGTACCTCCACCGGCTCCTACTGTGATTGGTGTACTTGCACCATAAGAAATTTTTATAGCAGTTCCTCCTGGAAAAGAAGTTCTATAACCACCTGCTCCTCCACCTCCACCTACTGCACCACACACACCTCCACCTCCACCCGCTACTACTAAATAATCTAATTCAGCAGAAGCAACTCCTGCTGTAAATCCAAATCCTTTTGCTGAGGCTCCTCCGCGTGTCGAGTTTAAAGGCATTCTTTCTACTCCTTATTTAAATTGAGTTTGCGACGCTAATATTGTGTAAGTTGATGCCGCTGTTTTAATTGCTGTGTAAGTGTAGACATCATTGGATGAAGCATTTCCTGCTGTTGGAGCAGTTCCACCTTGCCAAACAACTGTAACGTTTGTCGATGTACCATCAACAGTTAATACAGATGTGTTGTAAAATGTTGTGTTAGCTTGTTTTGTGATTAATGCAGCTGTAACAGATTCACCTACTGCCATAGCAGAGTTTAAAGCGTTAGTACTATTACCTCTAAAATTAACTGTAAAGTTAGAACCTAAATTAACGTTTTGAAAATAAACAGCTTGTGTAAGTAAATCATATGTAAATGCAGTTACGAAAGTTGTAGA